TCGATTATTTTGTCGAGAACGTCGTGCAATTCTTTGCGAAGGGTTGCGACCTGTGACAGCCGGGCCAGCTCGAAGCTAGACAGATCGGTTTCGCTGGCATTGAGCAGAAAGTTCAACGGCATAGGCGAGCGGGCGAGGCGGTTAGTCATGGGACACCACCCTGCTCCATGCGGCGGCTAGGTCACGACCGCCAGCGGGAAAGTGCAGCAATGCACTGGCAGACTTGCGCGCCTTGTGACCCCGCCGTTTCCTGTTTTTCTTTTGTTTTGATCTACGAAAAGGAATGATTTCTGCTACGATTTTTTCATTCATCGCCGCCTCCGTTGGGCCCAAATGTCGAAAGCGGGGATTGCGATGAGAAGCACCACGCAGATGATGGAGCCGAAGATCACGAGGTTATCCACGTTCGGCCTCCTCGATGTCCCAACACAACGCGATGAGCGTGGACATGGCCTGGCCGTTTTCCTGCGTGTCCAAAGTGTATAAGTCGAATAAGTGGTTGAAGGCGCTACGGAGGACGGCCTTGGCGCAGACCTTGAGGTTTTTGGCGTCCTTCCGGGCGATGGCGATCAGGAGAATCTGGACGGTAAAGCGTGAGGCATCTTCGGGTAGAATCGAGTCAGGCATTTCGCGGCACCTCCATGCCGTGTTTGCTCAGGGACGTGCGCACTGCTTAGAACAGTGCCGCGTCCCGCTTTGCTACTACTGCTTCTTCAGGTACGCATCAATCGCGCGGCGAATCAACTCACTCACCGTCGCCCCGGTCTTGGCTGACAGGACGCCAAGCCTTTTGTGCTGATCTTCGCGTATGTTGATGTTGGTTCTCTTCATAGGTGTACTCATACACCTTGATGCATATCCGTGTCAAGCGGTATTTCGCAAAGCCCTCTTTTTGCCCTTTTTCCCTTTAAAAAGCGCAATACGAGCCCTTCAGAGGCACGATCTCGGCCCCGGTAGGGGTAGCGGTACGGGGTGAAAATCGGCTAATTGACGGTTTCGCGTTCCCATGGCGCTGGAATCCGGACACCTGGCTCGACGCTTGAGAACATTGCGAGAGGTTGCGCGGCTTCGGCGGGCTTCTCTGCGTCCTGTTCGGTTTCCTGTCTGCCCGCGATCCGTTCGTAGTATTCGAGCACACCAGAATAGGAACTGCGGAAGCGCGCGGCAGCCTGGCTCCACGCATCTACCTGGTCGTCAAACGAAGCGTTTGGGAATCCGGCGGTCTCTTCGATGAACTCGTCGCCCATGGAATCCTTCGGGATGTAGTAATTCCCTGCCTCGACTTCCGGCGCCCCTGCCTGTGCGCGGGCTTCTTTACTGCCCAGCGGAGTGATGGGAATGATGCCCGGCAGTCGATTCTTGAGCACATTGATGATGGCGGGCCCGTTCGCCTTGTCCTCGACGAGTTTTGCGGTTGCATCCGGCCACTTCTCGGAAAGCTTGCCCATGGCCGCGACAGTCTCCGAGAACGTCATCCGCCGCCGCACCTGGTCGAGCAGGTACTTGTTCGCGCCGACTCTGCCCCACACCTGGCCGACAACGAAGTCGGCATTTTTCGAGTCTTTGAAAGTCAAATCCCAACTCTGAATCATCTGATCAAAGTTTGTCGGCGCGGTTTCGTAGCGTCGCCACCAGGCACGCTTCAGGATGCCGCCCTCCGCGGGACTCGGCCGTTGCTGGTACTGGCCGGCGTAGGCATACGAGCCGAGGCGGATCTTCGCCTGATCGAGCACCTTGCGGTCGAAGCGCTCATCCCAGAGGAGCTCGCCCGGCTTGCGCAAGTGCACGCGATTCGATAGGGGAAACTTTCGAGTTTCCTCGACTTCGGCTTCTGCGGGGAGTACGAGCTGGTCCCACCCCTGCCCGGTGATGAGGTGCCCGGTCAGATCATCCTCGTGAAGCCGTTGCATGATAACGACGATGCAGCTTTTTTCGGCTGGTCGAGGCGTGTGCTGAGCGCAATGTCGAAATGCCGTAATGCCGTCAACCGCTCCGCGTCGCTGAGTGCCTGCAGAGGATTGTGCGGATCGTCCACGATGATGAAGTCTGCACCCTTGCCGGTGATCGAGCCGCCCGTCGAGGTTGCCAGCATGTGTCCGCGGCGAGTGTTCACAAACTCGCTCTTGAGGTTCGCATCGTCGGCCAGGCTGACACGATCGCCCCAGAGATTCTGATACCACGGCGAACTGACAAGCGTGCGGCGATCGAGACTGTGTTTGATCGAAAGAGAATCCGCGTAACTACTGCAGATAAACCGCGTGTGAGGCAATTTCGTCCACACCCAGCCGGGAAAAAAAACGGTGCAGAGCAGGGACTTGGAATGGCGGGGTGGCATATTGATTATGAGACGACGAATCTCCCGCCGGCGTACCAGGGTGAGGTACTCACAGATCAAATCGATGTGCCAGTTGTCGAGGAAAGGCGTTGCGGGTTCGAGGATCGGCCAGGCAGCGCGGACGAATCCGCCAAAATCACTTTCCAGTAGGTTCTGATAAAGCCCCACTGCCTCCGCCTTGCTCAGCCGGGAAGAGGCGCGATCGTTCGATAAGTTCTTCGAGTTGTCCATTGAATCCCTCTGCTTCGCCGGATTTCTCGCCGGCGCCGTTGCCTTTTTGCGGCTTGATCATTCCTGCGAGCCTGGCCCTAAATTCGAGCAGCCCTCGCAGCCTGTCGATCGCCGCGAGCGTCATCTTGAGATCGCTCGCCCGTTTGGACTTCGCCAGGAGGTCGCGGGCTTCCTCTTCGAGCTCCATGACGTGCACAAGGATGATTTCGCTCTTCGAGGCGGCCTGCGTTTCTTGCGACTTGGCTTTGAGTTCGATCACGTGGCATCTGTGGCGGGTGAGCGCATACCGTGACACGCCGAAGACTGTCGCAATCTCCTGCATGATGCCATTGCTGACGATCTCCGCGTCGATCTCGGAGCGTCTCGGGTGCGAACAGATGATGCACGTGCGTGCCATCAGGTTTCCCTTCGGCCTCCACGTAAAATTTTGTCGAGCTGCGTTGCTACCAGGCTGCGAAATTCGATGGCTGATTCGACGATGATTTCTTCCGAGGGGTATTTTTCGATGAACGCCTTCAATTCTGAGGCTTCATGCCTACTGACGCCGATCGTCCCGCGGACTTGCCGGAGGCTCATTTTTCCCAGACGCAGAGCCGTAGCGAAAGACTTTGCTTCCGCCCGCGCCTCGTACAAGGCTGTAGACGGTGCCTCGACTGGCTGCACGGGCCCGGCCTCGCGTAGCAGATCCCAGAAGTTTTGCGTGCTGCCCATCGTCGCTGCCCTCCGCGAATTTATGTGAGGAGCCCAGCCCGAGGCCAACGAGCCGAGCTCCTCGCAGGTTGCCGGTGCGGACGGTGGGAGAAGAGTAGACCACCAAGCCGCTCCGGGCACCCGTGCCGCGAAAGCCTGATGCCAGGAATCACCAGGGGAACCGCGACCCGGGGAAGTCGTTTTACTTCAACTCTTCGAGGTGCCGCAACTCGTCTGGCGCACAGGCATCAAGTACCGTCAGCGGGGTTCCCAGCTTGTAGCTGCTGGGCTCCCAGTGCTCGTTCCAGGTAACCGGTGGACGCAAGCCCTCCAATACCATAGGAAGAACGAGCAATTTCTGGCGTTCGTCGAGCTGCCTGACACGTTCATCGAGGTTGAATTTCCTGCGACACAACGCGCGGAACGATGCGTTGATGTTCCACAAGTCCTTCTCTACCTCGGCAATCAACTGCTCATCTTGGCGTGCGCGTTCGGCCGCAGCGGCCTTCTGTGCCAATGCCGCGTGGTCCACTTCAGTTTCGTGCAGTGCGCGCTCCCAGGGAAGCAGCCGTAACCGCAGGCCTTCCAGCTTGCGGCCCACGGTCTGTTGCTGCCCTTCGATTTCCTGCACGTGCCGGGTTGCGGCTTCGCCGTCCATCACAAGAAATTTCTCGCGCAGGTTTTTGAGTCCCGCCGCTTCCTGTGTCGCCTCTTCGATTTCCCGCTGGAGCCCGGCCACCGTTGCCCGGCGCTCCGCGAGTTTGGCTGTTACCTCCTCGAGTGTTCCCACCTGTTCCGCAACTTGCATTTTTCTCCTCTCTCTTTTCTTTCTCCCTCACTGCGATTCGTGTTGCTGTGACCGTTTTCAGCGGAGGATCTCTGACTGATTCATCCGGCGCGGCCGTCCCAAGCTGCGCATGTCTACCTTCGTTGTGTCAGTTGCGGATTTCTGCAGCCCGAAATCAACCATCG